GCCTGGGTCGCAGTTGGGGTGGCACAGTTCGAGCACATCGGCGAAGCGGACGCTGTGGCTGGCCGTGTCGTACTTGAGCAGCGAACGCTGGTTGTACAGGCGGACAGCAGCGTCAGCGATGCCGCGCTTGACCGGCTTGGGGATGCGACGACCGTACGTCGCCAGCCAGTACGCGAGCATCTCGCCCGGCTCGTCGGCCCGGTAGAGCGCCGAGTCGATGACAGTACGGTTGGTCGGGACGAACCCATCGGCGTCAGGGTGTGGCACGTCAGCGCCCACACATCCCTTTGCTCCAGCGTCGAGACGTGCCTTGACACCGTCAGCCGCGATCATCAACGCTGCGGTACGGATGTTGGCCGTACGGCGAAGCCACTTCACGAACTGGGCGAACCAGGTGAAGTCATCGACGGCGACCTGCTGCGCGAGCTGACGAAGCGTTTCGTCACGCGTGTTGCCGGACTCGTAGAAGCGGTTGCTGCCGTCGTGGAACGAGGCGCTGGCACGGAGGAAGAGGTCCGTCTTGGCGTCCTTCTTCCATCCCAGGCCGCCCTCGAACGTACGGGCGTCCGGGCCCTTTTTCGACGAGGTGCCCAGCGTGCTGGTCACCGTCGCCACGGGCGGCTTGGCACGGTGGTTACTCGTGTTGAAGCGGCTCATCTCTCTGTCTGCCTTCCTGTTCGCACCGGGCGTACCAGTGAGTGTCATGTCTCCCGAGATCAAGGTGCCGGACGGTGTATTCGGGTTTCTTTGGAAGAGAAAAGAAGTAACCGTGGTCGGCTTCGCACCGGGAGACAGTGGAGGATGGTGGATTCGAACCACCTCGCGCGGGACCAGCCCGCTCTTTACCGTGCCCGCGTCCGGGCCCTCCTGGAAGCGCGGGGGACGTAACCCTCGTCCGTACAGAGATCTTTCATCGGGAGCGCCGCCACGCGGATCACCGAAGTTGGCCTCTCTGTACCCGTGTGGAGTCGGGTGTCGTCTCCACTGGCACCGCCGTGCGTATGGCAGGTATCGAACCTGCGGTGTGCGTCCACACCAGGCCGTCGGTTATTAAGGGGTGTCCCCCGTTGGCCAGACTCCACTTCATACGCGGCCACGTTGCGCACCGTGGCCCTTTACCAGCGGCTGGACTGACTGGCCCTTTGCAGGGACCTGGTCAGCGGCATCGCCGCCATGCGCGCATGTGACCGGACTCGAACCGGCGACGACCCGCTCGACAGGCGGGAGCTCTGGCCACTGAGCTACACATGCAGGAGGAGTTTTCATCGGCAGGACGCCCACCGGGTATCTAGCCCAGCGGATCGTACTCCCCACCCGCGCCGTCGGAATGACACGACTCGAACGTGCGACCTCTCGCTCCCAAAGCGAGCGCTCCACCAAGCTGAGCTACATTCCGTTGTGTTGTCCGAGATCAGTGTGGAGACGCAGAACCGCCCCCAATGGGCGACCAGGGGCCGCACCTCCCCCGAGGTGCCCCCGGATGGAATCGAACCACCGAAGAACGCGTCTTCCTTCGCACCGGACAACAAGTTGCAGTGCCTGAGATCAAGTCGACGAGGCGATCGTTAGGCGCTCTGCCGCTGAGCTACCGACCAGAATCTGGCCAGGCGGGATTTGAACCCGCGACCTCCCGCTCCACATGCGAAGAACTCCTCATCTGCGCACCAGGCACTGAAGTTTGCGCGCCCGAGATCAAGTTCGGCGTAACGGCATAGTTTCACCAAAAGAAGTAGCCGTCGAGCCTTCGCACCGGGCGCTAACCACTATTGAGTTGGTCTGTCTGAGATCAAAGTCGGGTACGGCAACTATGACGGCGCTCTACCAACTGAGCTACCCACCTGTTCAAGGGTGGGCTGGGACTCGAACCCAGGACATCCGGCTTAAGAGGCGAAGTAACCGTTCCCTACGCACCAGACAGAAAACTTCTTGAACGGCAGAGATCAGAGTGAGCACGGAACAACTAATGTGCTAGCCGCTACACCACGACGGCCTGTAAGCCGCCGCCGGGAGTCGAACCCGGGCCTTCACTTTTGCAGAGTGACGAAGTAACCGAACCCTTCGCACCTGCCGTTCGATACGACTAACTTAGCCTTTTTCCGATTCGGCGTCAAACACTTTTCGGAAGAAGGGCGTTGTGGCTACGCGATCATGCTTCCGCGGCGGTCCACGCTGAACAGCGGTATCGTCTCTATGGGAACCACCGTTCTACGAGGACGAGGACGGTGCTGTGTGGTGTGCCATCGTTCAACGTCCTGAAGGTCGAAAAGCGGCTTCACCTTGCCGCCCTTCACCTCCACGGGCTCGCGCTCAGGAAATCCGTTGGACTCCCGGCACTTGTACCAGCGTTCCACAAGCTGACGGCTGATCGGCTTTTTGCGCTCCGGGTGCAGTGCGTTGAGTCGCCGCGCAATGTCGGCGAATCCTCCGTAGATGCTGTCGCCTTGCTCAGCCGGTTCAGCCGGACGATTCATAAGAAGCTCTGTCATCCGTACCTCCCCGAGCCAATACGGTAGTGGCGGGGGCAGGATTTGAACCTGCGACCTCCGGGTTATGGGCCCGGCACGCTACCGAACTGCGCTACCCCGCTAGGTGGTCGACGCCCCCTGCACATCATACGATGACAAGTCCTTCACATGGCACACATAGACACGGTGTACCTGGTCACTTTTCGATCCCGTGACCTGTGACGATCGCGATGTCCGTGGCGCTCATCACGATGGTTTCCTCTTCAGGACTTGTCTCTCCGGAACCGGAGTTCGCGGATTCTTCGTTCGTGCCGCTCTCTTCGCCAACTTCTGCATCCGTGGCACCGCCAAGGATGCCTTCCAGCTCTTCTTCGGTGCATCCGACAGCTGTCAGTACGGCCCCGATGTGGTCAAGCGCTCCCCGTATGTCCCGGACGAAGTCTGTACGGAGCGACTCCCACAGCAGACGCTGGTTCGACTCGTGCAGCGCCGTGGGAGGGATGCGTATGTAGAGCTTCTCCAGGTCATGGAGCGCCCGCGACATCTGATCCTGCACATACGGCGTCAGCTTGCCCGCATAGCAGGCCAGTTCCCGGTGGTCAACCCCGGACTCTCGTTCTCGTGCGCGTGCTGACTGCAGCCACGTACCAAAAAGCACGCTTCTTTCCGTTCTCTTCCTGATTTTTCCATGTCAGGGGCCTCACCCTAACAGGTGAGACCCCATCGTGGAAGGATGAACTGACTAGAACGGTACGGTGGGTGCCATCGGGTCGGCGGCAGGCGCAACGGCCGGTGCTGCTACGACAGATGCAGGGGCCACGTCGCCAACGGGCGACGCCGGAGAGGGCCCTGGAGACGTCGCAGGCATGATCTTCTTGATGTCCTCGCGCTCCTCACCGTTCCAGGTGCGCGTTCCGACCTCGATCCGGCAGGTCTTGCCGACCAGGTCCGCGGCCACCTTCTGCGGCGAGGGGTTCTGGCTGAAGTATGCGCTGTCCAGGCCCAGCGCCCGCATGTGACGGAAGAAGAAGCCGAGCGCGTTGGCGTTCTCGGGGCTGATGACGAAGTTGTTCGGCACCTTCCGGCCACCGTGCGGGCCGCCCTGGATCTGGAACTTGACGACGATCATGTCCTTGCCTGCACTGGTCGTCTTGGCAGTGCCTTCGACCACCACAGCGTCGTACGTACCGGGCGGGCAGTTGCTGAAGCCCGCGTCCTCGGCCGCCTTGAGCAGGTCACTGAACGATGCGGAAGCCATGATCAATCGCCAACTTTCTGTGCTCGTCGCGTCTGCCACGCCTTGCGCGTGATCTCAGATCGCTGTTCTGGGGTGAGGTTCGCGTTACGACGGCGCATGAGTTCGCTGCGTGCCGCACGCTGCTCGGGGGTCCATTCACGCCCGCGGCTTGCTGCCGCCGCCTTCGCCTGGTTTCCGTCGTAGGCGAAATGGCAGCTCACGCACATGGGCTGGTAGTGCTCGTACGGATCCATGCCATCGGTGTCGTGTATCTGCGCCCAGTGGCGGGCCTGCTTGCCGCAGGTCACGCACAGCTGGTCGAGGGCCTTACCGCGGAGGCGATGTACACGGAGATGCTTCCCGATGTACGTCAGATCTTCGCTGTGCTTCCCGCAGGTGCAATCCGGAGCGCACTTGCGCATGTTGTGCCGGTCGCACGTGCAGCCGGGCTCGCAGAAGACGCCCTTGTGCCGGTTGCACGTGCAGCCCTCGAGGCATTTGCGATGCCGGTGGCACGTACAGTCAGGAAGGCACTTCCGCACCCGTGGCATCCGGCACCTCCCCGCGCAGCTTGTTGAGCATCTCGTCGATGCGGGGGTTGTCGATAAAGTGACCGAAGCGCCCGCCAACGCGTTCGCCGGTCTCATAGCCCTGTGTTGGGCCGATGAGGAGACGCCGGACCATACCGCCGTCCTCGGTGGGCACCGGAGCGAGGTACCCCAGCACGTCCACGTAGTAGGGGAGGGTCGTCTTCAGCTGTCCCTGGACGTGCGGATGCCAGGTACCGTCCTGCCGCTGGTGCGCCATCGCAATGAACAGCACACAGTCGAGCGGACGGACTGGGTTCGTGGTCAGGTCACGGAACTTTCGCACCAGGTCGGACGCCTGGCGCAACAAGGTGCCCCAATCCTGCAGCTGCATCGGATTCGTCCCCACCAGAGAGTCGACCATCCGCTGCTGGACTTCGGAAATAGAGTCCATAACCGTGGACCGGAACGGGTGTTTGCCCGAGTTGAGCCACTCGTACGCCTTGAGGACCGTATTGAAGCTGTGGACCGGAACGAGGGCCGTGTCCCACGTGCCATCCGGCTCCGGCGGCTGCTCACGCACCGGATCCCACTTG